CTTTCTTTATTTAAATCTTTTGCTATTTTTTCAGGAGACTCTCCTCTACCATATACTTGTTTTTGCAAAACTGTTGCTGCTTCTTTTTCCCTTCCTGCGGGAGTTAAACTTCTGCCAAATGTTATTGCTTTTCCTATAGTTGGTACAGCTTTAGAAACTACTACTGGAGAAAAAGGAGCAACTACCTCTCCTATTAATCTTGCAGTAGGGTCACCTGGTGCTACTCCTTCTGCTATTCCTGCTCCTGTTGCACTATACCCTGTAAATACTCCTTCTGTTCCTGCAAATTGTGTTGGTTTATCTTTTGCTTTGCGTAATATAGGAGCTAATAATCCTGTTACATCTGAACCTGCTGCTACATTTCTAACTGCTGCAAAAGGAGCTGCTATAAAAGGTAAAGCCTTTGCTATAGTTTCTCCTGCTACTGCGTAAGGTCTAGCGGTTTTAGGTACTTCATCTCTGTTTCCATAACCCATATTAGTTTTTCGTAAAGCAGAAATTAAATTTTTTCTACCGCCTATAGCATCAGATGTTCCTCCTAACAATTCTGTTATTGTAGGAATATTATAAACAGGAGTGTCTTTTTTTTCTACATCAGACGCTAAAACTGGTTCTGCTACTGGAGAACCTCTTGACGCTAAAAAAGGAACAATTTTTGATGAAAAATCTGCAATATTAGTAGCTGTTTTTCCTGCTATAGATGGCATATAATTAACTAAATCTACTACAGAACCTGCTAAATTAGCTAATTCAGTATTTAAACCTTGACCTAAATAACCTATTTTTTCAGTTATTGATGTAGGTCTTTGTCTAATTACATTTCTATTTCTTAATTCTTCTAATATTTTTTTCTTATTAGGAGGTAACTCATTTCTTTTTTCTAATTCTTCTAAAATAAGTAATTTATCTTCGTCCATTATTCATTTTCCGATTTTAACAATAATTCTAATAATTCTTCTGTACTCGTATCTTTAAAGTTTTTATCTGTATTTTTTATTAATAAAGAATCATAATTTACTAACGCTTGCTCTAAATTTGGTATAACAGCTTTAATAATTGATAAATCATTTCTAGCTTCTTTTAATGCTTCTGATGCTTTGTTTCCATAATCTTGTCCTCTATTAGCAATTATACCTTCTGCTTCTATTTCTCTTTGTTTATATAATGGTATTAATGATCTTAACCTAGCAGCATTTGCTGAATTGCTTATATTAGGACTAGGTAAAACAGCTTTTACTTTTTCTTGTGTATAAACAGAACCTTTACTAGATAATTTCTTTACTAATGGTACTGCTAATACTACATTTGATGCTTTTAATATAGCTGTATTACTTTGTGTACTTTTAGCTGATGGTGAAAAAGGTTCTACACCAAAAAAACCACTTACTAGATTACTAGCTTTATCTATATAACCTTGAAAATCTCCTGCTGACATAGCATCAATATCTAATGGCGGTAAATCAAATTCTTCATAATCTTTATCATCTTCTACATTTGTTGATGCTTCAGTTACTTGCACAATTTTTCTTACTATATTATCTGCTTCTGCTTCTAATTCTACCATTGATTTTTTTTGATTTTCTGGCAATAAATTATTTTGTTCTATTAATCTATTTAATTGTCTAGTAAAAGATAGATTATATTGTGAAGGTTTGTCTGGTGCAGGAACATATCTATCTGGATTGTCATTAATTTCACTATCTGTTGCAAAAGTTAATTTTCCTGTTTCAGTATCTAAAACTTTTACATTATTTTCTATTTTTATTTCTTTCGGTGGAGTTGCTGTATAATCAGAAGGCATAGGTATATTAGTAGGATTGCCTTCATCATCTAATAATGAATAAAATGTTCTATTGCCAGATGTTATTTTAACTGCTTGGTATCTATTACCATCTGGGTCATAAACATCTGATCTTTCACTAATTTCTGGCTGTAAATTTCTTAATCTTTCTTCTTCTGCTATTTCTAAAGCTCTATTTTGTATTCTTCTATTTTGCATATAATCTCTAAATTCTAATTCATTTACATCAGCACCTCTTAATGCTTGAGATAATGCTTGTTCTGCATTAGTTGGTAAAACTTTTTGTGGTAATGCGCCACTTAGGAACTTACTTATTGCAGATTTATCTTCTGGTATTTCTTCTCCTACTGTTAAAGCTACATTTTGTGGTGCGTATGGTATACCTAATGGTGCTTCTGTTGTAGCTTCAAATTCAGAGCCAACCATAGGAATTTCTACTCCCCTACTTCTTAGTCTTTCCATCATTTCAGGGTCATTTCTCAAAGTATCTATTTGTTGTTGTGATTGTAATATGTCAGGTCTAGTAAATGTAGATACTCCTCCACGTTCAGCACCTGTTGGTAATATTTCTAAATTACCTTCAGGACTTACACTCATACCTGTTGTAGATAAATTATTACCTTTTTCCATAGCATTTGCTATTTCAAAAGCTCTACTATAAGATTCTTTAGCTTGTTCTTCTCTATTCATAGCCCTTTTATCAGAAGCTCTAGCTAATACACTACCTAATATTTTAGCAGTCATAGTTCCTACTGGAAATTTACCACCATAAGACTCTGCTGCTATATCTCTAGCACCAATACTACCACTCATTTGTCTTAATTGTTCAGCTAATAATTTATCATACTCTGTTAGATATGATTGTTGTCTAACTGGTGCTTTTACTACTGCCATTATATTTTTCCTATCTTAATCTTAAATAAGCCCAATACCTGCTCCTACTATATTACCAAAAGCGTTCATTCCTGCACCATATCCTGCCATTTGTTGTGCATATCTATTAGTTGCATCTGCTCCTTGAGCCATTGCTCCTTGCATAATTGGTGGTGGTGCAATACTTACCCCTGGTACGTTTAATCCAGTAGTAGCTGTACCTAAACCAGCAGAACCAACACTTGGTGAACCAGTTAATGTTGCTAATTCTTCCATTGGTAAACGTCTTTGTAATAATGTGTCTGCCATAGCTTGAGCTCTTGCTTGATTTTGCATTTCTCTTATTGCACTTGCTTCTGCTAATTGTGCTTGACGCATAGATTGTGCTTCTCCTGCTAATCCTTGACGCATACGTTGTCCTTCTGCAATAGATGATTGTGCTAACCCTGATAATTGGTCTGCATGTGTCATTTCTAATCTACTCATAGCATCATTATATGCTTGAGAGCCTACTGGTAATCCAGAATTAATTAAATCTGTATGTAAAGCTGTTTTTTCCATTTGTTGACCAGGTTGAATACGATTAAAAGCTCTATCATAATACGCTTTTTCGCTTCTAGTAGCATAATCGCTTAAATCATCTGTGCTTGCTAAAGGTGTAAATCCTGTTGTATCTATACCTCCTTGAAATGTTGGTAATGCACCTAAATTAAATTCTCCAGAAGGTAATTCTCCTAATCTTTGCCCTGCTACATCTAAATATTGTCCGCCTATTTGTGCTTGTTTTTGTCTTTGCGATTCATATTCAGGTCGCAAAGTATAATCCATTCTAAATCTATCATTACCTAAATCCGTAACAACTGTTTGGTCATAAGGCGAATATATATCAGGTCTATTCATACGACCTTCTACTCTTGCTGTTTCTACATTAGCTGCACCTTGTGCTGTCGCTGCTCCTGCATAATCTGGAGCTGGTGGTGGTTTAGGTGGGCTAAATATTCGACTAATAAATCCCATTATACTTCCTTTCGCAATAATACTGCTTTTTTGTTATATCCATTTAAAACTTTTTCCCAACCTTTGCGTCCTAAAATATCAATATATTTATAATTACGCTTTTTTGCATATTTTTCAATTTTTTTTGTAATTTCTTTAATAGTAACTAAATTTCCACCACCTATACCTATACGTAATATTTGTCCATGATGTGCAGTAATAATAGCACTATTATCTTTTGCAAACAGTTGGTATTCTCCACTTTGTATCATTTGTTCTAATTGTTCTCTTGTTACTTCATGTGTTGATTCTATAGCTGGCTCTAACACTTTCCATATTTTATCTGTTATATACATTATAAACCACGCCCTCTTTCAAAATATACATCTGTTGCGTGCCATTTAATAGATTGTGCAGTTGTACTTGTTCTTATTCTTATTGCTGCGTTCCAACCAATATCAGCAACACTTCTCCATACTTTTTGTGTTTGTACTGTACCACCCCATGTAGCTTCGTCCCATGTTGCTGTGTCCCATTCTGAACCTGTAGTAGTAGCAGAACTAGGAGTATATACACTTGTACCATCATTAAAGTCTACGTCAAAACCAATACTAACTGGTAAATCAGCATTACTACCCATAACTGGTCTTATAGCTGTAAATCTTTTTGGCGAACCTCTGCCACCATAATATATAAATGCTGTTTTAGCATCTCCTTGTATTGCTGAATTATCATCACTATCGCCATCATCAGCTTTAAATACTTTAGTATTTTCACCAAAATATAATTCTCCGTTTAATAATTCCCAACAATACGCATTTTGACCTGTAAATCTACCCCATGCACCTGTACTTACATTAACTACATATTGGTCAAAATCTCCTACTGTAGACGTAGGAACATTAAATAAACCATATTGTCCTTTAGGGTATATTATAGCTTGCCAACCAAAAGTTCCTGAAAAACTATTTACTGATTGTAATATACTACCACTTATTTTATCAGATATAGCTTTAGCAGGTGAATTTTCTCCAGTTACCAATGTTTGTGATAAAGGCATAAAACCTTGTTCTGATATTAATACTAAATCTGAATTAACATTAATAAAACATCTTTTACCTATTGGTCTAGGTAATTTAAATGTACCAACTAAACTCCATTTTGCAGCATCTGATGGGTCTGAACCAGAATATATTGCTGCTTCTCCATGATTAGTTATAAATACAATATAATCATCTGGACCACTACCGCCATCTCTTGTCCATTGTCCTATAGCTTGTATAAAACCACCCATGTTAAATATACTACCTAAATTAAAAGTAGCTACAGTACCAGCTACATTATTTATTGGTAAATAGCCAAAACTTAATGAATTATTAATACAAAAAAACAATCTTTCTTTAAATACTGTAACATTATTAATTGTAGAACCAGTAACGCCACTTAATGATGGTGTTGCCCACGCACTACCATTGTAATGTCTAGGTGCATCTGCTCCATTTACTATAAATAAATATCCGCCACCAGATATTGTAAAATTAACATGCTGAAATTGTGCGTTACTTAATGATGTAACTACAGCACTACCTACAGAACCAGAACTTGTAACATCATAAATAGCTGAACCACTAGCTGCAAATAATTTATTTGTAGCACCAGAAGAATATGCCATCAATGATTGTACTGTATTAGGTAGACCTGTTGCATGGCTTGTATAACCATTTCTTAATGATACATCTGTGCTACCAGGAAAAAAATTATCTAAACGTATTGCGTCAGATTGCTCCATCATATCAGGTGCATCTCTAGTGTTTAAACCACCAATAGGTGCTGGAACTGTTGTACTTTCTCCTGTTGGTTGAAATACCATTTACCTTCTATTCCTTAATGCTTGTATTAACATTGCCATTTCTTCATCTTCAGTTTGATCGTTTAACATCATTCTTTGTCTACCATACATATTTGCTTCGCCACCTACCATACCTACTTCTTTATTTGGTACAGTATATGTAGGCATTGCCATTTGTGATGGTGTAGACATTGTATAATCAGATGGAACAAATGGTGTTTCTTCAAATTCTGGTCTATCTACTGGATTAGGAGGAGCTTTATTAGGATCGCCCATTGGGTCAACTTGTAAATTTTCTCCTATTTGTGCCATATTAGGCGCAGGAGCTTCTTGTAAAACTCTAGCCATTAAACTGCCTTCAGGGTCATATCTTTTATTTAATAAACTTTGAGCTATATCATTAAAACTACCTGATTCTGGTGTTTTTCCAAATAATTTATTAAGTTGATCGTCTAAAAAAGCCATTATTTTTTACCTTTCCCATAACCACTAGCGTATATTGCTCGTCCTTGTTTTGTAGCTTTAGATTTGGTTTTATACGTTTTACCTTTATTACCAAATTTATATCCACCTTTTGTTTTTTTAACTGGCATTATAAAGTAAAGTTCCCTTCTGGTTCATTAACTGGTAAAAATATTCTTGTATTACCAGACATTCTTAATATCGGTTTAGCACCATCTTTAGCTTGTTTTTCTGATACTTTAATTTGATATTCTTGGAATTGATTATCATATGGTAAACCTTTTTGCTTTAAAAATCTCCATATAACACCTAATGTTATTATATCTTCATCTAATACTGTAGTATTACTATCGGCTGCAAATTTTTCTGCATTTGCTACACCATTACCTGTAGTATCTACCCACCATTTAGAAATATACTCAAAATAAATAGAATCATTTACTGTAGGTACTGGATTCATTAATAAATACCCACCTCTTATTCTAAAATAGTTAGTTACGCCACTTTGTACTGATGCTTTTAATGTTTGCCATTGTGAATTATTTAATGGTCCATAAAACTTTCTATCTGTAGTTCTATTCCACATAGTATTATTACTAAATCTTTCAAAATCACTAGCAATAGAAGCCATAGTTCCTTGACTTTCATTAGCTATTGCAGAATGAGCTTCTTCTTTAATTAATACTTCCCAATCATACCCAGCTACTAAATTTCTGCCTTCTCGATTGGCTGCTGCTAATAATTGTATAACTGTTGTATCTGTTGAACCAACAACAGCATTTGGAGATGGAACTCCAATTTCATTTGCTGCATCTTGGCATATTGTTAATAATGTCATGAGCCAACTACCTGTAATGGTTTAATATCATGTTTATCCATAAGAAATTCTTTAGCTTCTTTTCTATAATCTATAGTGCCTTTGCCTAAACCATGACAAGCACCATCAGATAATGCTGCTAATTGTTCTACTGATGTAATTCCTTCTAATTTTAAAACGTCTATTTTCTTTTTATTCATACATTCTAAAACATCTAAATTTGTTTCTTTTTTAACTTTTATTTTTTTATCTTTATAAAATTCTGCCCACTCTCTTGGAAAATTTTTTTCAAATTCTTCTGCTCTTGATTCTACTTTGTGTATTACAGAATTAGGATCACCTATAATTGATAATTCAACCATATCTATACCATCTTCTGATTTAAAAAAATTAGCTCTTAAATTTGACATCTTATTCTCCTTTTTAATGGTAGGGGGAACTTAATCCCCCCACCTTAGTTAATTACCCAGGAAAGGCACAAGCTATAATTTTAGCTGATGCGTCTATTGCAAAGGCACAGACAGGAGAAGTTGCTGCTGCTGTTACATCTAATGTACCATCAGTAGCACCTGTTGCTGTTAGTGGATCACCATCAGCACCTGCTGTTAAAGCAATAGATAGGGTTGTTGTTCCACCTATCTGAATCCAACAATATTGTCCGTCTGTTGGAGCAGATTGTAAAACGCCAGCACCTACCTCATTTGAGTCAGATAAATCGCTAGTGCAAACATTTACTGCACCAGCAGAAGCACCAGATGGTGCATAATAATAAGCTACTTGTCCACTTACTGCTGCAACACTTCCTGCACCAGTATCATATTGAACATATTTGTAAGTATTACCATCATCATTCATACCTTTTTGACCAAGATTGAATGTTGGAGTATCACTTACTTCGCTTAAGTCCATTCCTATAATATAAGACATAATAGTATTCCCTTCTAATTAGTTTTTAAGAACACATTGTCTTGCACGATTTGAAACAGTCATGTTACCTGCCCAAACTACTGGCAATACCATTGCGTCTTGGTTTACAGAAGCCTTCTCACCTAAAGGAGTAAATTCTCTGCCTTTAGCTGGACGAAGGAATAAATAGTCCGTATTCAACATATACATATGTGCGGAAGGACATTGATCGTCATAATAAACAGGTGCGTTCATAAACATTAAGTTCATAAAACCAGCACTTGCACTATCATCACTTGTAAACCTTTGATTAGTTTGTAGTGATGCCCAATAGAATTGGAAATAAGTGCTATCTGCAACTATGCAGTCAGGTTTGTCTGCTCCTCTGATTGTTGATAACCATGCAGTATTCATACCTGATTGTATATTAGTTGCTGATGCGTTTCCACCTGCTGAAGTTGAAAAATCATACACTTGATTTTGCCAGAAAGAATATGTACTAGCATTAATACCACCAACAGTATTAGTAGGAGTATCTGCAACTGTAAGTTGTAGACCGCCTAAGTCTTTACCATTAGTTCCTGTTCCGTCTGCATACAATGAAGTTGCCATTGTATTTTTAAGTGTTTTTTCAAGATTTTTCACTCTTGATTTAAGTAGGTTAAATACTTGTTCTTTACCAGAGTTTTCTACTTGCTCTAGTCCAGAAATTACAACATTACCAGCTAATTGTTTATAATTAAACTCGGCTGCTGTAAAAACACTACTTGTTGAAGTATCTAATACTTCATAGCCACTATACCATTTTGCAGTACTATTTGTTGCATATTCTAATTCTTGCACAATAGTTCTACCACCTGATACAATTTTGTTGCCTTTTTCACTTATTGATTTAAGCAACGCATTATTGTTTGTGATATTGTCTGCCATTGTCCTGCTGTAATTAGCAAGAGTAGTGGTAACAATATCTGTAAATGTACTATTTGGAGATGCCATTATCTGCTCCCTATTTTAAAATTAACCCTTGCATCAAGCACCAAATCCTGCACCCTCAATATTTGTCATTAACAAACTATCCAAATCAGATGCTTTTACAGAACCTTTAGGAGGATTAGCAGAAGCAGAAGGTTTTACTTTTCTAGCTTTTTCAACTGCTTTCTTTCTTTTAGAATCCTCTTGTTTTTTTACTGATAGTTGAGATGCTTTAAGTGCTTCCGCATATAAATCATCATCAAGTCTAACAGCTTTAGCATAAGCATCATCTAATCCTTTTGCTTCTCCAGCATCTATTAAATTACCCATTTTAACTCTTACTTTGTCAAAATGTGGGTGTAATAAATTACCATCAGCATCAGTTTTAGTTGAAAACTGCTCTACTGTTTGTTCTGTTTGTGCAACTGTTGATTGCATATTTTGTTGTTTAAATTGATTGAGTTCTGCCATAATTTGTTGATTTTGTTGCAATAATTGGGCGTATTGTGGGTCTGGATCATTCCAAGACTCACTCTCATCTTCTAAGGACGACAGATTTATTCCGTAACCTTGTGCAAGTTGTCGAAGTGCCATTTTCGGATTTGTTCTCAGGGCTTGGTCTGCATTAAGTAACCGAGATATATATTCTGCTTCACCTATCCCAGTTGCTTGAATATTTTGTCTAGCTGGCTGTAAAACTTTATCTAATGCTTCAATGTTTTTGCGTTGTTCCGCTAAATCTTGTGTCTTTTTGGTGTAATCAGATGTCATTTCTTTATCACGTTTTATCATAAATTCTTGTGATTCACGAGGTAAAGTGTCAAACACCTTTTTTACATCATCTGACCAATTTTTAGGAGCTTCTAATTTGGATTCCGTAGAATTTTCAGATGCTTCTACATTGTCAGGGTTTTCTTCTGAATCTTCCGAATCTGATTGGTCATCTTCTTGTTCAGTAGCTAATTGATCCAAGTTGTCAGAGTCATCTTCGTCATTTTCAGGAGAAGTTTCTTGTTGTTCTGGTACTGTAATATCTTCAATAGTATCTTGTTGCGTTTCTTCAACAGGATTATCTTCTGATACTTCAGGTTCTTTTAGAGCTTCACCGATTGAACTTTCCAATACAGCATCTAAGCTCATTGGCTCATTTGCTGATTCCTGTATTTCAGGAGTGCTTTCTTCTGCCATGTTATACCTTTCTTATTGTTGCCAATTATCAGGTTTTGCACTACCTGTGCGTTCACAACCTGACCAATCGTTACCAATTTGGCGAATACCATGTCGCCTTTCATGATTTCTTAGTGCTGAACGACTACCTATTACAGATTTATCGACAGGACTAACAAATTCTTCTATATCAGACATTACTTGTAAAGATTTACCACGTCTACGTTTATTTTTATTTTGGTATTCTTTACCGCCTGACCAATTTATTTTATCATAATTTTCTAAATAGCTCATTCCATAGCCTTTTCTGCTAATTTAACGTCTGTATTTAATAAAGCTAAATCTTCTTTTAGTGCGTTTCTTTCTCTTGAAAGTTCTGCTTCGGACTGTATCTTAGTCATTTCTGCACCAGATTTTGCTTGAATATCAGCTAATTTACCTTCTTGTTTCATTTTTTCACGCATTAACTCACCTTGTATTTTAGCTTGTGCTATTTTTTCTGCTTCACTAGGTTGTGGTGGTGCTTGCATTGCTTGTTGCATTTGTTGCATTATTTGTTGTTCAGTTTGATCTATAACTTCTTCAAATTCTCTGCCAACTTTCCATGCACCTACTAAAAATCTTAATGATTGAAACATTATAGGCGTTAATGATGGATTTGCATTAGATACAGCTATTGCTTTTTCTAAATATGCGCCCATTGTTTGTAAAAACTCTATTCTAGTTTGTTTTTCTGCATTTTCATCAGCAAATACAGTAGAATCTGTTTCTACATCAATATTATATTCTCTTAACTTGTCATCACGCATAATTTGCATCATTTCAGGTGTTATTTGTATATTTGTAATCGCCTGTAATACTTCTGGTTCGTAATGTTCTGCTACTATTTCCGCTTTTATTCTAAATAAATCTCTAATATAGCGTTCAATTTCTTCTTGTCTTTTACGCATACGCATACTACCAAATTGTGCTTTTAATTGTTGTGCAGTAGCTGTTTCACTAGCTTTTGTATTACCTCTTAATAAATCTGATATACCAGTAACCTCGTATATTATTTCTAATATTTGTGTTCTTTGTTGGTACAATCCTTGTAATACCATACCTATTGGAGATATATCTTCTTGTTGAAAAACTCCTGCTAATCCGCCTTTTTGTGCTAATAAACTAAAGTTTTCTGATGGTATAAAATCATTATCTCCTGCGTTAGCTAAGTGTGATAATTCAGGCACACTTGCGTCATATACGCCACGCCTTTTTAATCCTTCAATAAGATTTGATATTCTAGTTGTAACTCTATCTAATTCTTCTGCTTGGTCTTGATACAATGTAAACTCTGGTATTGGAACGCTTGTATCATTAGTTCTTACAGCTATCATAGGTGTAGGAGTAGGAAAGAAATCTTGTAATTCATAAGGGTCATCATCTACTCTTAAAATTTTATCGTAATTTCTAGCTACATAATATCTTTTGTATTTTACTCTGTCCCATATTTCCCAGACTTCTGCTCTTTTAAATACTTCTTCTGCTTCATAGTTTTCTTCGTCAGAATCAGGCGACCAATCTAATGGTATATCTTCTACATTAGAAAAACCTTTATCTTTTAATTCATCTCTTGTCCATAAATGCCTTCTGGCTTTCCAACTTACATCTTCTGGTCTTTTTGCTGGATTTTCTCTGTAATCTTCCCAATGAACATAATCAAAATAACAGCGTTGTTCTGCTACTCTTTCTTCTTCAACTTCAATAATAACTGTTTCGCCCATTTCGTTGATTTGTTCCATTTGTACCATTTCTTTTACAAATACTGGGTCATATACAACCCATACAACACCACGACCTGGCAATAAATAATCTTCTAATGCTGATTCTATAGGCTTATTAGCATTATATACATCATTTGCATAAGCTAGTGTTCTTTCTAAAACTCTAGCAATATTTTTAGTTACTGGATTATTGTCTGGAAACCTTCTTCTTACATCAGGTTTTGCCATTTTAGCAAATAATGCACCTTTTAAAGTTTCTGTATTTGCCCATAAAATATTAAATTTTTTTTCAGAACCCATACCATAAGTATCTACATTACGTTCATCTCTGTAGCGTTCTATTACTTTTCTACCTCTCCTACGCCAATCTTCTTCTGTTTTATCAGCATTGTTTAATTCTATATGCCAATATTGAGCAGTACCTTGTTCTAGTTCTAGTTTAGACCTTGTTTCTTCGCTTGCCATTAGCTTTTTTCCTAGTTACTTTTATTTTATCTTTTTTATTTGACATTTGATAAAAAGTATAATCCATTTTTTTATAATTACCATCATATTTTTCATAATTTGTCATTATATTCTTGGTTGCCCTTTATTTTTCTCTGATTTTAAGTGCATTTCAACCATTTCGTCAAGCGTTGGTTGTTTATATAAATTTTCTAGTGGGTCAATTTCTTTTGGTTTTGGTTTAATATTTTTATATGCCATAGCTAAATATCTAAAGCTATCGCTTGCGTGTGATGCCCAATTATGTAAAGGAGTTCTTTTAAAAACTCGTTTTATATCGTCCCATTCTCTTTGATAATTTCTTAACGCATTTAATCCATCTTCGCATTTTTCTTGGTCAAAATAGCAATGTTGTAATAATAATCGTGCTGCATTAATGCCATCATCAACTTTATGGCTAGGAACTATGCGTGGTTTTCTACCCATGTTTAATAATGTTTCTGCTCTTGTTCTACCTGTGCCTAATTCTCTAACTTTAGCATCATGTGGTAAATAATCATCTCCCCAATAACTATAAGGCAGTTCTTCCATCATCTTAACGTAATGATCTAAACCTACTCCGCCACTTTCATAATAATCAATTATTCTTATTTCACCCATAGTAACTTGAAAAAACCATAAAGCACAACTATCAGATATACCTAAATCCCATGCGACATGCACAGGTAAAGATTCATCATATTCTACTTTTGTAATTCTACCTTCTTGTTCTGCTTCTATAACAAGATTACCATAATATGCACCTTTGATAGCTGCTGCCCAACTACATTCAAACTCTTGCATATATTCATCTTCACCCATTTGTTGTTTAGCAGCTTCTAATTCTTTAGGGTCTACAACTTGTGTTTCTGATGCTCGGTATATAACTCTATACCAATCAGGGTCATGTTTAGAATCTTCGTATAATCGCCAAAACTGGTTACGTCCTTTAGGTGTACCAATAAATATTGCCCAACCTTTTCTATCTACTAATGCTGGTCTTACAACTTCCGACCATACTCTAGGACTCATATCGGCATATTCATCAAGTATTACGCCATCAAGATATATACCACGCAACGCATCTGGGTCATCTCCAGCTCCATACAATCGTATTCGACTACCATTTAATAAATCTACTCGTAATTCCGATTGATTTATTTTAGTGCCAGGAATACCTTTTGTATAATATACCAAATAATCCCAAGCTACCGCTTTAGCTTGTCGGTAATACGGAGCTATATACGCATAACGTCCATCACTACGTTCTGTTTTTAATTCTAATGCTTTTCGTAACAACTCGGTAACAGCATACACAGACTTTCCCCAACGTCTATGCGATACACAGATTTTAAATCTTTTATTATTCTGATGTAGTTTTGCCTGTAATGGTCTAGGCGTATAAGGTATTGTAATGTGCATTTACGCTTTTTTCTTAAACCCTCTTTTCATACTAGCATACGCTTTAGGCGATATAGTAGATTTACTTTTAGGTCTACTTATTCCTTTTTTTCTTCTAGCATTTATATTTGCATATAATCCACGTCTTGCCATATTATCCTCCCTAAGATTTTTTATGTCTGTTTGCAAAGTTTCTAGCAGACTCTGCATTTCTAAATCCCCATTTTTTTAAAGCTAACGCTTTACGAGTAGGATTACCTTTTGCATCTTTCATTGGTCCTTTCATACCACCAAAGCGTGCTGCAAACGATACCCTTCTCGGATTTGTTCCTTTGTTCAACGGAGCTTTTAAATTACTACCAGTAGTTCTATTTAAATGCGCTCTACCTTTAGCCGATAACCCACCACTTGGACTTTTATGAATTTTCTTCATGTTGCACTTCCTCCACTACCTTTATTTCCTTCGGTGGGTCTAATGAAAAACTTACACTAATCTGATTAGGTATTCCCTCATGTTCCACCTTCTCCTGAAATCCCCCTTTAGTCTTTGCCAAAAATATAGCCGATATTGTATCGCCATTCATAGCTTTCTTATACAACTGACTACCTATATCCATAGTCAATCGTTCCTTGCCAGTTTCTAATGCGTGTTGAAAATGTTTCCGTAATGTCTTAGCACTACACCCCACTAACTTGCCTATCTGCTCATGGGTTAACCCAAACCCTACCCCCAACGAACATACTCTCTCTTGCTCTGGGGTCGGTTTGAAATTAGGGCGACCACCTAAATCTTTTCTTACCTTGATCTCCATACAAAAACCTTTTTGTTTTTTTTATAATATATTTATATTTATATCTTCGTCAAGTTACACACTACAAATTATTATTTTAAAAAAGTTTATAGGAGAAGTGTGAGTAGTATTAC